TGAAACGTTCGTAACAACCAAGTCACGAACTTTGAGTGAAACTCTAGGTGCTTCAATGTAATCTTCACCAAAATTTTCAATAACAAACGATGTAATCGCACCGATACCACGTTCATCAGACACTGGAGTTAATTGAGCACCATCACCAAGAACAGTGTTCACTCTAATAACTGCACCAGAACCACCAGATGATACAACATTCAATGTCGGTAGGTTTGTCTGTATATATCCCAAACCTCCTTTTGGATATGTCGTTACATTTGTTGTTGTGTTTGAGAAATTATATTCAGTTTTAATAATTGAACCTGTTGCATTAACAGTGACGTTCGCATTTGCACCTACACCACCAGCAGAGTTGGTGAAGGTGATGATATCACCGTTTGCATAACCTGTTCCAGGTGTAACAATTTGAATTGGTCCTAGAATACCAAGACTTGCAAGATAACCTTTTATTTTCAAGTTCTCTGTTGTCTGCGGATCAGTTGTATCGAATAATGAAAATGCTCTGACTGATGGTAGCGAGGTGTATCCTCCACCACCATTGTTTAATAAAACGGTAGCAATTGGATATGTTGAGAATCCGGTAAATGTAAATGCATTTGCGAGAGAACACACTGAGTTTGCTGCCACGTTTGCTGGGAAAAATGGATAAGAACTTGCATCAATTCTTGTTGCAGCAAATAGTGAGTTGCTCATGAAGTTTTGTGGAATAAATGCGACATTTATTTCACCGGCAGGATCAACAGAAGAAACGTTTGCAATAGCACCTGAACCTCCACCGCCAGATATTCTAATGAATGTGTTTGGATCTTGTCTATACCCATATGAACCATCAACAAGAGTAATATCACGGAGAGAACCTGATGTTGTTTCATAAACAAATGCTGATGCACCAATACCTGTTGGTGTGTTTAGACCACCATAAAAAACTACTGGGTCTCCAGAATATGTATCGGATCTGCCCTTATAAAGTTGTCCACGTTTTTTAGAATCAATGTTGATGGCAGAAATAGAACCTAGGATTTTTGCCTGTAGTTTTGTTGCACCAACTGTGTTTTCAGGAACAACTTTAGAATCTTTAAAATATAAAATTTGATTGTTGTTATCAACTACAACAACATCTTCACCTGATTGAAAAAGTCTTTCAATGTTTGAAATGTAAATTTCTGTTCTATTTCCAACAGAAACACCCCTCTCAATAGTAGCAATGGATTTTGAAGTTACACCAAATAATCTATAGTTTTCAATTGAAAGCCATTGTTCATCGTTTGTGGCAAGCCTCAGACTTTTTGATACGTACCATTTACCATCAGATGCCTTGAAAATAACATCACGTGTGAGGAAAATATCGGCATCGGAATTGTATAAAGCACGGAACAAAAATTGATAAGATGCTGGTGTACCTTTACGTGAGTATAGTTCTTTAGCCGCTCTAATCAGTTTGCTTTTGTCCGCAAGACAATCTACGGGAAAATTTGGTAAAAATTGATTGATATAGTAATCAATAAACTTATTAAATGTTTCACCAGGTTCTACAAAATTTAAATCTTGATAGTTTAAAAGATTCTGTGTGCCATAGATGACACCTTCTTTACCTAAACCTATGTTTTGTTGTTCCATCCATTCATAATATGCCTGGATAAATGCAACAAATGTTTGATAGTTATCGTCCGACCTGATAAACTCAGGTAGCTGATAAGGAACCTTTAACGAGGTTTTTTTGGCGAAATCAGTAGTCATTATTGTATACTAACATTTACTGTGATTGCTTCTGGATCAAAACTATCTGTAGCGATAATTCTATTATATGTAGATGAAACAATGGTTGAATCTGGTACCACAGAAATTGTAAAACGACCTAAATCATTATTGACCGTTAGTGGTGAAAAATCTATAAGTGTAACTTTACCTGTGGAATAATTAATTGTTCCTGCATTAGCATTGGAAATAGTTTTGATATTATTTAAATAATAATATGTTCTTAGTGTACCTTCGACACCCTCCAAAATTGGTGATGCATATGCCAACCCACCTGAAGTGTCTCCGTCCTGTGGTGTTATTGTTACGAACGCCTCCGTGTAATTGAAGCCGGGATTTGTAACGACAATACTGTTCACTCGACCAGATGCTAAGACTGCAAATGCTGTGGCGCCTTCTCCGTCACCTGTTATAGTAACAGTTGGTATTTTTGTGTATCCGAAACCCTGATTTAAAACATTGATGGTTGCAATACCACCAGTTGTTGTGGGAACCTCTTCAAAATAAATTCCATTTCTTACCCCGGAAACGGCTGTTGGATCAGATTCAGAAAAATCTGGAGAACTATTTAAACCAGCGTTATAATAATTTCTCTGTAAGGGAACACCAAAATCAAAAATGTATGTTGATCTAGAATTTAATTTTGGATAGAATTTTTTCTGTAATCTTATAGAACATTCATTTGTTATAATAGAGGTGTCAGCACTTTGAATATAAGAAATTAATTCAGGAAGTTTAAAAACCGAATTGAATGTGTTGAGTGTATCTGATGAAAATTGGTTTATTTGTGTGAGAACCTGACCCTTAATTTGTCCACCAGTCAAAGTAGTTTTCTTTGGATCATATAAAACTTTTGTGTTTATGTTAACGTAAGTATAATCAGGATCAACAATTGTTGGTGTCACAGTAAGGACTGAAATTGGTCTGATAACTTCAGAAATAAGTCTTTCTTTTTGTGTTGGTGTCAATGTAAAACCGCCGGCTGGTTTAACTGCACAGAAAATTTGACCATAAACTGGAGGATCATTTTCTTCACCACCCCAAACAGATACGGAATCAATTGGTAAATTGGTAGAATTGTTTTGAATTAGATAGATGTAATCTTCTTTTGTCACAGCACGCCCTTGTGCCGCATATGCTTTAGGTGCAGTATATTTAATTGATTCGATTGTTTCTTTGTCTGAGCCTTGTGTTGCCGATGAAATAGATGTTACTACAGTATTGGAAAATCCACCAACACTAGACATAGATGTGAAAGAGTTTGCACCAAAGGCTGAGGTGCCAGATGTTGTAATGTATGTGAGATTAACGATGTTTCCGTTTACGAGAGATTGTCCTAATAGCCCGTCACCAAAATAAAGGTTATATTTTCCATTCATACCTTCTTCTAAGAAATATACAGTGCTTGATGGTGTTAAATTGATGTAGTTTGTTGAAAGATTATATGTTACTGACGCAGCATTTGAAGAAGATTCTTGCACAGAAACGATTAATGTAGATGTATCAACAGCGGAGTCTGGAATTTCAAATAATTGTTTTGGATTTGTTGTGCTATTGTATGTAAAACTGTATGATGATGCAATACCCTGTGAAATAATAATGTCGGTAAATGTTGCAGTATTTGAAGTTACGTTTACTGTTGTTGAGTCTGTTGTAAGGAATGTATAATTTACATCATCGATGGCTTCGGAAATGAAAGATGCGAACTTTGGTAAAGTAAGTGTAGGTGTTGTTACACCGTTTACTGTGATATGAACTAAAGCCTTTGGTGCAACTGCTGATTGTGGAATGTAATTTAATAGTTTAGCATGTGAAACGACAGAACCACGCTGAATAGCTGAGTCTAAGAACATTTCGTTTGCTACCATGTTTAAATAGTATGCATTGTACTGTGTATTATATGCCAATAAATCGACAAGAACAGAGAGTGCTGAACCATCAAAATTATAGTCTTTGAGTGTGTCTTGTTGAGATAGAAAAGCCTTTAAACTAGCTTTAATACCACCAAAATCAAGATTCGTAATCTGTAGGCCTGAATTAGCTGTTGCCATTATCGTGTTCTCTCAAGAATTAAATTGATTGCTGTGGGTTGTACATTATTTCCAATAAAAAACTCTATTCCCACACTGTAAGCATTGTTATCTACCTGTTCATCGATGGTGACCTGCACCAATCTAACCCTTGGTTCATGGTTATTGATAGTGGTTTCTATCTCAGTTTTTAAATCTCGTGCTGTTAAAAAATCAATTGATTCAAATAACAACTGTTCGATTCTACTACCAATGTTTGGTTGAAATGGTCTTTCATAATTTTTGGTCAAAAGTAAATAGCGGACAGAACGAATGACCGCCATTTCATCATAACTCAAGGCGATATCATTTCTACCAGGAGTCCTAGTGAAATTGAAATCTATATCTGAGTAAAGTTTTTTAAGTGTTTGTACCATTTTATTATTTATCGTAGGAGTAAAATGACTTTTTCAAAACCAAGAACTTGCGCTAAAAAATTCTAGGGCCGGAACAAGATTTTCGAAATTTTATGAAGTATTAGTGTTCGCAGTATTAGATGAAAGTTTTTGCTTATAACTGTCTGTACCTATGAGGTTGTTAATTAGATACAGTTGTGTATTTCCAACATTTTCCAAATTATCAACCTTATTAGAGTCTTCCAGTAATATTAGGCCTTGTTGATAAAAGTTCCAATCATGGAGTCTTCGTGTACTTAACATTCCACTCGCAGTTTGTAAGTGGGAAATTATCGAATTTGCTTGTGTGGTCGATATGTTTGATGCTAAATTTCCAGTGCCATCCAAATAAATTGAAGAATTCAGCGTTGGATAATCAGCAGTAATAATTACGTTATTTGAAGCAATCTCATCTCCCATGAATAAACTTGTCATGTTTCCTAGCAACGGAGTTGAATCTTGAATACCATCGGTGTTATTCAATAACATCAATAAGTTTTGTCCTACCTGTACAGCGGTATCATAGTCGGGATATTCGACAACAGGGGAACCGTCTTCTGGAACGGTAGATTCAGCTTTTGTCACACCAGCGACATTTGATGTATGTTGCTTGAATAAATTAATTTCGGATAAAAGTGTGTTTGCCGATGATTCTAATCCTGCTCCATTAGCCGTATCGTATGTAACAATCGTCACCATTACGTTGTACAAATTTTGTGTACTAGATTGAAGTTGATTACATACATTCAAAACTGGATTCTTGTAGTAATTTGTTGCAATGATTGTGCCATTGGCCAAGTCATTTTTTTGCCATGTCTCAAGCGATATGGGTTGTGTGTTTAGAAAGTTTTTCGTATCTTGACTCAAGTAAATTGCATCACCGAATTTACCTGTATCAAAACTGAAACTTAATCTGTTAAATACGTTTGCTCCTGCCATTCAAATCTCCATTATAACATTTTACGTAAAGGTGTGGAAGTTGGACCCTTTGGTGCTTTATGTATATGTGAATTGTATTGCATTCGCATAGTCATCATCGTACCTAAAGTATCTCTCACCATAGCACCCTGTGTGAGTGGTGTCCAAAGACTTACTGCTCCAAATATTGGTCCAAGAGTATCGATACCAAGATTTGAACTTAATTTCATGCCGGCTGTTACATTTTCAACCGCTGAAACTGATTGTTTCGAAATGATTGAGCCCGAAACATTTAAATCACTCTGTATATTAACGGCTTCAGCGGCTCTTAATGTGATTACACCCGTTGCGGTACCAGCAAAAAGTGAAATATCTCCACCTGATGTGATTTCAACCTTATCTGTCGAATTTACTTTTGTTTTACCATTCACTTGTTGATATGAATCACCTTCGACTTTACTGTATGCGTCACCTAGTACATGTACAACAGAGTCTCCGTTTATCGTAATGTTGCAGATACCCTTAATGAGAACATTATTATCATTTGCTATGATTTCATACTTATCACCTAAAATTTTAACGATTTGTTGACCGTTTGCTTGTATCTCAGTGAATGTGCCAGTTCTATGTTGAATACGCACTCTTTCGTATTCTGGTGTATCATCAAGTTCGATAAAGTGCCCAGACTCCGTACCAATTACTTTATTTAGTGGAGGAGAAGCATTCCAATCTGATGGAGGTTCATTCCATGAATAATCATCCGGTTTTGTGTCCAGAATTTGTTGGTCTAGTTGTGCTTGTGTTGCCATAATTAAATTCTTCCTGAATAAGAGTTCGGATTCAAAGTTGTTTCTGCCGTAGATACTAAGGTGGAGGCACTGGCGATTGTTGTTGTTGTATTAGCTATAGTTTTTGTAACATCCGAAATTAACACAGTTCCTTCGGTTATAAGTTGCGAGAAGGTACTGGTTTCCGAATCTACATCGGAGGTAAACACACCAGCCAAAGCGGCGTACAAACTAGCCAAACAATCACTGAATTGTTGAAGTAATCTAGCAGGCAGGCTTAAAAACCATGCAATTGTTTGTTGCACTTTTGCTATAAATTCCGCTATTGTTTTTATAACATTATTAATAAAGTCTAGTAATTCGTTAATTGTTTTTAAAATTCCACGTAAAACTTTAATAGCCGACAATATTTGTGTTGTTATTGGTGATGATGCCGCAGCACCGGACGTGAGAGCCTCAATTTTATTTCGTATTGCTTGAAATATTGTGGAATTTTTTAAAGCCTCAACTGCCGCCTGGTATTTTATTACACCTGGAATATCACAAACGTGTGCCCGTGAATTATCCGACTTTTCAATTCCTGTACCCTTATATGTATTCGATGGTGCGGAAGCCGTTGACTCACCTACACGTACCGGTTTCATTGCAGGTGTGTCAGTGTAAACAATAGGTGTTACTGCATCAGATTCATTTAGTGTTGAGTTGGTATATTTGGCTTTGGCGTAAAAACCTTTACCCTCAACAGCATCAACATCTTGCTGTGGTATAGCAGGAAATACACCCAGCATTGCTGGTGCTTGTGATGATAGGCCGTCCATAAAGAAGCCAAAAACATAATCACCTTCCATTGGTGCGGAAAATGTTCTAGAATCATTAACTGGATATAATGGTGTTGCCCAAGGTAACTCTGCTGTTGGAATTTCTTGTAAGTTATCTGTGTGTGAACCAAAAATTCTAACCTTACAACGACCAACATTTAATGGATCAACACGGTCTTCAACGACACCAATCCACCAAACGAAATCATCGTGCCCAATTCTATTTTTAAAATCTGACATTATACATCACCCTTTATTGCTTTCTCCATGTCACCAGAATTTGTATAAGTGTTCACTGATGCTCCGTAACTATCTTTTACAACTTCTAGTATAGATTCATATTTACCAAGATGGTCTATAATATGTCTAACAGCCGTAATCATGTATTTTCCAGAATTTATCGGATCAATTTCTCCAACATAATTTCCAGATCCATCAGCACTTCTTTTGGATGGTAAAATTATTTGAATTATCATTCCAACAGTTAAATTTGGATCGCCAGAAACGGATAATCTTATTCTCGAATAATGAGAAAGTGAAAGTTGTGCTGTTCGATTTGGCACATAATTTTCCACTCTTACATCATTTGCCACATTCCAAGGTTCATCACTGATACCTATTGACTTCTTTTGATTGGCATTTGAAGTCAATACCTTTAAAACCGCATCATAATTTTCATTTGCGGTTTTGCCTAACCTATTTTTAAGTTGTGGTATTATTGGACTATTATTTAAATTTTTAGATTTGTTAAAATACTTTAAGTAATCAAACACCGTATCTCTATAGGTTCTTGTCAACGGATCGATAGTAATTACTCTATTAGCAAATGCACCGGTTACAGTACCATATAAACTATCAAACGTATCTAAGAAAACGTATGATTTAATACCAACGATATCTCTGCCGAGTTCTCCTGTGTTTTGTAATTTGCCTAAATTTCTGGGAATATATGAGTACCTTGTGTATGCATTTTGTGTAAATAAACTTTGCAATGAATAAAAATTAAAACCTTCCGAATTTTCAAAGAATAAAAAATCTGCACCGTCTTTACCGACAGGTTTTGCATAACTTGCAAGCCAGTTAATAGCTTCAATTGGTTTCTTATATGGTATTACAAAATCATATAGCCCATCAGTCTCCTGCATTCTAATATATTTTTTATCAATTTTCAATTTATTATAAAGTATGTCATAAATCATATCTGAGATTTTTTTTCCAGAATATGATTTACTTATTTTAGTTTGTTCTGAAAGTAAAAGTTCTTCTGAGCAAAAATGTAATGTGTATGTTTCTGTCGAATTATTGTTCAAGATTCTTTCAGACACTCTGTAAATTCTAAAGTATTTTTCAGTCACATATTGTTCTGATACTTTTGTGGATTTTTTAAATTTAAGTTTTAAATAATCGAATCCTGTCATGGCAAGTCTATCAATTAGACTAATAGAATCTGTGATTAAAACATTACCACTCATTATACCTTTAAAAATATCTTCATAAAAAGATACTTCTATGAACATGTTTTTGAGGCTTGTTTTACCGGATGATGTAATCAAATATATTTCGTCAAGACTGAACTGGTCGGCTAAAACTAAACCAGCAGTTTGCACAGTTTCCTGTGGCTTAGGAGCAATAATAGACGATCCACCAGCAACTTCAATTTTATTCATTATTCAACTCTCATCAGAAGTTTAAGTTGTTCTTCCATCTCACCAATGTAGACCTCATTTAACAATTTTATTTGTCTTCTAGATTCATTCAAATCTTCTTCATAATCATATAATGTTACAATATTTTTTGTTGTTGATACAATACATTGTGTTCCGTTTGCAACTGGAGGATCCGGTATATCATATGTTACTGTAGATTCTGAAAGTGCATTATAAACACTTTGCGTTATAGATACTTTTTTTATCGTTGATATATCGGTTGTTTTATCTGTTGTTGTAACTACTTTTTCATATTGATAAACTGTTGTGTTTACGTATTCAAATGGTGTTTTATTCTCAGCTTCAGCTTCTGTTATATATTTTGCATCAATGTATTTTAGAAACGATGCATATGGCATTGGCCATTCCCAAATTGGATCTAAAATTTGATTTGAGAACAATACGATCCAGTATTTAAATGGATCACCATAATATTTGTCTGCAACGATTTCTGGTGTATCACCTTCTTGTATTGCATATTGATAAAAAAGCATTGGATTGTTTATCAATTCTTGAACCAGTGCGGCTCTAGTCAAAAGATTGGTCATCAATATTGGATAACCATTTTGGTCCGGAGTAACTATTTTAGGTAATGTGTCGAAATAATACATTAGAAACCTTCTCCAATTCTATTTTTATCAACAATGACAGTTTCTGTGAATTGAAGTGACATTCTTATTTGCACAGGTGATCCGTCATTAAATGTTGCCCATCCGTTTGGTCCATAATCTACTGATATATTTTCTAAAACACTACGACCTATTTTGTGTACGTATGGGTTTGCTTTTCCTTTGTACAAGAACTCTATTTCAAAAGGATATGGAACATCAACAAATAAAGATTCTGCAAAACCAAAAGAACCTTTTTTGATTTCAGGTGCGGCCGCAAATTTAAAAGTCTTGATGATTTTATTTACTGTTTCTGTTTCCTCTTTACTGTAGGGTGTAAACAAGAAATCGAATTGGAAAGACCTGAAATTTACTTGTTGAAATAAAACTTGTAACTGTGGATTAAATGCTTGACCCAATGATCTTAGCGCAAGTGGTTGTAAATCTCCACGCAAACCGAGTTTTGTACCTAAACGTCTTGCGGCCTCAGCCCTTAAATATGGATCATTAGCAACATTATTTCCAAACTTTTCAACAGAATCCCCTCTATTCTTAACTAAATCTACCAACGATGTACCCGCTTGTGCGAGAAAAAATGGTCTACCCAACGTTGAGGTAAGCCCAATTTCAGTGCTGTAATTTGTCGAATATTGTACATTCACTGTGTCTGGAATATACAATGAAATTGTTGCATGTTGTATTCTTTGAACATCAGCCGCAACCAATTCATTAACTGCATCTGCGGCAACTTTTCCAGCTTGCGACACTTCTCCCCCACCAAGCAATCTGCCCACCTCAACGGCTTTCGTGGCCGATGCTGGCTGAGCATTTGGATCCGGCTTCATGCTTGTAAATCTAATTACATGGCTTCTTGTCGGATCTGTACCCAAATTTCTTGGATATCTATAAGTTCCAAATTCATACTTATTTCCATACAGCAACTGGAGAGGACCGTTGATGGTACCTGGTACTGAAATACCTGCTATTGAGGTTGGGATAGATATTGGCATGGTTTTTTTTGTTATTTTAGAAAGGTAATATACATATTTATATGGCATACAGTGGAAGATTTACACCTCGGAACCCACAAAAGTATCGTGGAGACCCAAAAAATATCATTTATCGTTCGACATGGGAGTGCCGAGTGATGAACTGGCTCGACTCGAATGATACCATTATCGAATGGGGTTCTGAGGAGTTCTCTATACCATATAAATCTCCGGTAGATAACCGTGTTCACCGTTATTTTCCTGATTTTTACGTGAAAGTTAAGCAAAAAGATGATACAATCCGAGTGATGATTATCGAAGTAAAACCAGCAAAACAGACTAAACCACCAGAGAAAAAGAAGAAAGTCACAAAACAATACATCCAAGAGGTGGTTACTTGGGGAATCAACGAAGCAAAATGGAAATCAGCAACTGAATACTGTCTTGATCGTGGCTGGACTTTTAAAGTGTTAACAGAATATGATTTAGGATTAAAATGATTAGACTCCATGTATTGTCGGTTCCGCATACGGCATCGACAAAAGAGTATACGGTTTGTGCGTTTACTCAAAAAGTGATTAACTTCTGTAAAATGTACAAAGACATGGGAATGCATGTCATTCATTATGGTCGTGAAGATTCTGACGTTATCTGTGATGAACATGTCACTGTCACAACACGTGCATTGAACGAGAAGGTTTATGGTATATATGACTGGAAGAATCAAGGACTGAAATACAATCAGGAAGATGAAGTTTTTAAAACATTCAATGAAAACTGTATCAAAGAGATTGGAAAACGTAAACAACCACACGACATTATCCTTTGTTTTTTTGGTATAGCACAGAAACCAGTTTGTGATGCACATGCAGAATTGCTCTGCGTTGAACCTTCTATCGGTTATCCGTCCTCATTTGCACCATACAAAGTATATGAATCGTATGCAGTGATGCACGGTCTTCAAGGTCCAGACAAAGTTGCAACCGCTGAATATAAGTTCTATGATGTTGTCATCCCATCTGGTTTTGACCTGAGTGAATTCGAATACACTGAAAAGAAAGAAGATTATTTTCTGATGTGTGGTCGTATGGTATGGTCAAAAGGTGTTGATATTGCGGCTCAAGTGTGTGAACAACTTGGCGTTAAGTTGGTGCTGGCTGGAACAAGCTATGGACCGCAAGATTGTAATCTTGGTGATACATGGCCTGCTCACGTTGAATATGTTGGTTATGCTGATGTTGAAACCCGTAAACGTCTAATGGCTGGAGCTAAAGGATTGTTTTGCCCCACAATCTATAACGAGCCTTTTGGTTATGTAGCAATCGAGGCGATGCTCTCTGGAACACCTGTCATCACGGTTGATTGGGGTGCATTTACAGAGACTGTACAGCACGGAGTTACTGGTTTCCGTTGCCGCACATTTGAACAATTTGTATGGGCGGCTAAGAATATTGATACAATTTCACCACAAGCGTGTCGGGAATGGGCTGAGAAGAACTACAACTTTCGTAAAATTGGCTCAATGTATAAGGAATATTTTGAGTCTATTATTGATGTTTCCAAAGGTACGGGCTGGTACACAAGGAACGATAGTCGCACAGAGTTGGATTGGCTCACAAAAATACATCCAAGGCTAAACTAAATAGTGGATGGCTTCAACACTTACACAACTTACTCAACAAAAAACGGCTCTGGAACAAGAATTCTTGTCTAGAAAATCTGTCACGTGGTTACAAAACCAGATGCGTGACCTAAAATCTCCAATCAAATTGGCGAGAGAAATAGAAAAAGAAAAAGGTAGGCAAGGTGGCCGATTTCAGATAGGTGGGCTTTATCACTTTTTCTACGATCCATTAACTAAGGGTGATTTACCCTACTACGACATATTTCCTTTGGTGATACCACTTAAACGTGATGCTGAAGGATTCATAGGTCTAAACATGCATTATTTACCTCCAAGGTATCGTGCTGTGTTCATGGACAAACTCATGAATTTTGCTATTACAAATGAAAATGATGAACCTAAACGCCTTCGTATAACCTATGATATTCTAACTGCATCGAAGAATTTCAAAGAGTTTAGGCCTTGTTTGAAGCGTTACCTGAATAGTCAAATTAAATCTAAAATTCTGACGATTCAACCACCAGAGTGGGAGACAGCACTATTTCTTCCCACAGCCGTTTTCAAGGGCGCACCGATTTCTAAAGTATATGCTGAATCGGTAGCCAAAGCACAAAGTAGGGTATACTAATGGCAGGATCAATCGCAGAATTCAAAGCAAGTTTTAATACAGACTTAGCACGACCAAGTAGGTTTGACGTAAACGTTCCAATTCCAATTGGTCTTCTACCATACAGAGGAATTGGAAGAACACTGAATATGCGTTGTGAAAACGCAGAACTTCCTGGTCGTTCAATCTCAACAACAACGATGAAAATTTACGGTGTTGAAGAAAAGTTTCCATATCAAACAACATACAATGATACGAGTCTCACATTCATTGTCGGTGATGATATGGCGGAAAAGAAATTCTTTGATGCATGGTTGAACTGGATCAATCCAACAATCAACTACAACCTAAAGTACAAAGCGGATTATGCTGTTCCACTCACAGTGAATCAATATGATGTTAAGAATCAACTGTCATATTCTATTACAATGTTGGACACATTTCCGATTGCAGTAAATCAGATGGATTTAGATTGGTCGTCAGATGGACACCACAAACTTACTGTAACATTCGCATACACAAGTTGGAGAAATAATTCTCTTGAAGCACTTGGAATGGAATTGCTGGAAACCACTATTGCGAATTCATTGTTTGCTTCACAGATACAAACAGAGTCTTTACTAGGTAGAGACTTAGTTCAACAGCCGTTTGAAACACGACAACAATTTGAAGATAGACTTACACCTTAAAATGGAGATATAAATTATGGCTTTACCAAAAATCGACACACCGATTTATGACTTGGAGTTACCATTATCAAAAAAGAAGATTCGCTTTCGTCCTTTCCTTGTGAAAGAGCAAAAGAATCTTCTCATGGCAATGGAATCTGGAGAAAGGGAATCAATTGAACAAAATGTAAAACAGGTTCTAAATAACTGCACAGTTACAGAGGGTATTGATATCGAGAAACTTCCTGTTATCGATATTGAATTTTACTTTTTGCAACTCCGTGCGAGGTCTGTCGGTGAAGTTGTCGAAAACAAATACCGTTGTGATAACACAGTTGATGAAAAAGTTTGCGGTAACATCATGGAAACTTCACTGAACTTACTGGACATTAAAGTCTCAGGTGTAGTGGAGGGTAATGATGTTATACAACTCAATGAAACAATTTCGATTAAACTAAAATATCCAGAGTTTTCCATATTGAGTAAATTATCCAATTTAACAAGTGTTTCT